AGACTACAAGCCTATCATGGTAATCCGTGGTATGAACGTGGCGCCACAAATGACCAGTGAAATCTCCAATCGTTGGAAACGCAAACTGGCAGAGTTTGAAGAGGCAGTGGCGGGCAAGGATCCATTGCTGGTGGAAGCATACTCGTACCTGACCAAGATTCAATTGCGTAATTGCGTAAAGTTTTGCGAAGCGGTGATCAACGACTGCGGTGCTTATGTTCAGATCAAGAAAGTGGAACGCAAGCCACGCAAGGTCCGGACAGTACCCCCAGAGAAACGTGCGGCCAAGTTCAAACACACAGCAGAGTTTGTGGAACTCAAACTCAAAGGACTGCCAGCCGCAAGTCTAGTGGACAAGGCCGAAGCCTGGTTGTACGATACCAAGAAACGCAAGTTGATTCATGTGGTAGCAGACAGCCATACACAGGCATTTACCATCAAGAACAACAGCATTATTGGTTACAGTACTGTGGAAACACTGCAAAAAACTGTGCGCAAACCAGCAGATGTTGTCCGAGCCATACAGGCCGCAGGCAAGCCAGCCTCTAGAAAGATCTACCGGGATCTAACCACTACAGAAACACCCTGGAATGCCCGGGGTACTGAGAACTTGATCATACTTAAAGCCTGGTAAATAAGGGGGAACGGAGTCTCCCCAATGGCTGAACAAAATACCTTACCCGAGTTAAAGCAAAATCTTATTGAGTATTGCAAATTGACCATGGGTGATCAAATCATTGATCTTGAATTAGACCCTGCACACTACGAAGCGGCATATCAGCGTACTCTAGGCGTTTATCGCCAACGTGCTCAAAATGCCTATGAAGAAGCCTACATCTTCATGGAGTTGATTCGAGATCTCAACATTTATACTTTGCCACAGGAAGTGCAAAGTGTACGTCAAATTTTTCGCAGAACATTTGGCGACTCAACAGGACCGTTTGCATCAAATTTTGATCCGTTTGCACAGGCAAGTATCAACGTTTACCTTATGAACTTCAACGTGGCAGGTGGCTTGGCCACATACGACTTCTACTCACAGTATGTTGAACTTGCTGGACGCATGTTTGGTGCATACATGAACTATACCTGGAATCCTGTGACCAAGAAACTGCAACTGATTCGTGATCCAAAAGGCACTGGCGAAAATGTCCTGCTCTGGGTGTATCAGACCAAACCTGAAATCCAGTTGCTGAGTGACTACCAAATTCAGCAGTGGATTCGGGATTACATGGTTGGTGCTTGTAAAATGATCATTGGTGAAGCACGTGAAAAGTTCTCGACCATTGCTGGACCACAAGGTGGCGGGCAACTAAACGGTGCCGCAATGAAGAGCGAAGGGCAAGCCATGATGGATGCCAAAATTGAAGAACTCAAAATGTACGTGGATGCAAGTCAGCCACTTACTTGGGTGATTGGTTAATTAAGCAATTTACGGGCCGCATCTCGTGCCCGTTTCTTTGCACTAATAATTGCCTTGGTTTCAGCAGACTGCACTCTACCTTTTTGACCTTGGCTTATTTTTAGTTTGTGCTCCTCAGTGAACGCTCTACCTTTAAGAGTTTGGCTTCGTTTAAAATTAGATTCAGCAGTTTGCTTCTTTCCTAAATTAAATGCCCGCAGTTTATTTTTTGACTCTTCGGTCCATACTCGTTCTTGATTAGATTTAATACAAGCCAATTTTCTTTTTTCCGACGGAACAAGATTAAACGTGCCGTCTCCGCCGTCGGTTAAATTTCGAAGTATTCCTGTCTCTAAATCTTTGCGACCATACCATCTTATCAATTGTCGCTCAATTGCAAGAGCACCGATATTGGTAAGATTGGATTCTACTATCACAATTCTATTAGCATCAGTAGGAATTTTGACATTGTGCTGTTTGGCCCAGGCTCTGTATCCTTTGCCTTTTCCGATATAGTATGGAGTTAGATCTGATTTACGCAGATATGCATAAACGTAATAGTTAGGTGGATAAGTATTCATGCTGATAGTTCCTCATAAACTGTTAGAGCCGGTGGATATGTCCAGTATCGCGATTGGCACCTTTATTTACCATAACAGTTGATATTTTTTAGATGTTAACGTATAATGTTAATATGAGTTCACTAATGATCGACATCGAAACCATTGGGGTGGCACCTGCTGCCACCATCTTAACTATAGCCGCCCAATCATTTGATCCCTTGGGTTCTGGGTATTATAAACAATATTACTACGCCAGGGTTTCATTAGAAAGTCAAGAAAATCGAACTATCGATGACAGTACTTTAAATTGGTGGGCAACCCAACCTACCCATGCTAGAGAAGAAGCATTTGCTGAGGATGATCGTGTTCCGTTAGATCAGGCTCTAGATGAGTTAGGCAAACTCATCTGGACTAGTAAATTTTTGTATTGTCAAGGGCCCACGTTTGATTGCACGATTCTTGAGCATGCCTACAAGAGTTATGGCAAAGCCCTGCCTTGGAAATACTATATGGTTCGAGATAGCCGCACAGTGTTTAGTCTGTGGCCTGAACTACCAATCCCTCCCACCAGCCACCATGCCCTAGAAGACTGCCGTAGACAAATAGGCATGTTGCAAGCAACACTTCAACATCTCAAAGTAACAGAACTCAAATGAAAAGCAATTGGGAATACACAAAAAATCAAAGTAAATATCATTTTGATGATACGAGAATCGACAAGCCCGGTGAGTGGTTTCGAATACTAGGACGTTACCAAAACACCTGGGCCCAAGAACTTGAGTATATCAAGCGGCACACTCGACCCATGACCTGGCGCAACAGAAAAAGTACCGTGGCAACGCCAAGACCCACAAGTCTGAGCCCTCACATAGAACAAGAAGAATATGATATTGTGCAGGGTGGGGGAAACCCTGAAATGGAACTGACAGATGTGTTTGATGATTTGGACAGGGTGCCCAATATCAAGCAGTTGTCTGCACAGTTTGCACTAGAGCAAGAAAAAACACGAGTGCATGTACAGCGTACCGGACAGGTGTTTAATCAACACATTGACAAGTTGGACATGGTATATCCTGATAGTGATCCTGCTGACATTGTGAAGTTGGTTGTGATGCTGGAAGATTGGCGCCCTGGGCAGTTTTACATTTATGGAACATGCACATACACACACTGGCAAGCCGGAGATGTGCATTGGTTCGACTGGGCAAACACTCCACATTCAACAGCAAACGCAAGTCACTATCCTAGATACAGTGTCAATATCATGGGACTGCGGACAAATAAAACTGATTTAGATATTTTTAAAAAGGATTAATATGATCATTGGCATCTGCGGATTTATAGGGTCGGGCAAAGATACTATTGCTGACTATCTTGTTAATTTACATCATTTTCGTAGGGAATCATTTGCATCAACTCTTAAAGATGCTGTGGCACAGGTGTTTGGTTGGGACAGAACCATGCTTGAAGGGCGCACAAAACAAGCCCGAGAGTGGCGTGAGCAAGTGGATCCATGGTGGGCCGAACGCTTGCACATGCCCACTTTAACTCCACGTTGGATCTTGCAATACTGGGGCACAGAAGTGTGCAGAGCCGGATTTCATGACGATATCTGGATTGCCAGTTTAGAAAACAAACTGCGTCACAGCCAAGATGATGTGGTGATTTCAGACTGCCGTTTTCCCAACGAAATCAAGGCTATCAAAAGTGCAGGTGGCCGGGTTATTAGAGTGACTCGTGGGCCCGAACCCTCTTGGTATGATGCGGCGGTGAGTGTAAATCGTGGTGCCAACGGCAACTCAACCTGGTCAATTAGTCACAGAAAATTAGAAAAATTTGGCATCCATGCTAGTGAAACTGCCTGGGTCGGCACGGACTTCGATGTGTTATTAGACAACAACGGCACCCTAGACGATCTCTACCAGCAAGTCAAATCATTGGTCACAAGTCCGGCTCAAGATCTCCCCGACGCCAAGTAACGTCACTACGCTTGACCTCTACACCGCAGTTCAAACACACAGTTCGTAGATTGCGTTGATTGCTGTTGTTTAGATCACCGTCCAGGTGAAACACAAACAATTGACTGGAATATCGTGCTTTGAACCCGCATTTGTCACATGCAGGTTTTTTCTTGTAACCATCCAATTGCCAACGAGGCACCGGCGCCTTTTGTTTGCGACCTCGACGTTGGCAAGCAGTACACATGGATCTATAGTACACACGGTCATATTTGTGATAGGCCACTGCACGAGGCAACACCCCACACACTTTACAAAACGGTCTCATGGGGTATTTAGCACACGAACCTACATGTAGGTTGTTCAAACTGGGTGTTTTTGGCGTTTGCCAATAAATATCTACAACTTGAAAAGGAAACCATTATGGCTTTAACATCACCAGGCGTAGAAGTAACAGTAATTGACGAGAGTCAATACGTACCCTCAGCCGTTAACACAGTACCCTACTTTGTGGTTGCCACAGCGCAAAACAAAGTATCCAGTGATGGAATCACTGTAGCAGCCGGTACTCTTGCCGCTAATGCAAACAAAACATATTTGATCACCAGCCAGCGTGATTTAGCAGCCACCTTTGGTGTGCCATTCTTCTACAACACCACAACTGGTACTCCTA